TCATAAAGAGGCTGATTGGCTTTGCCGGTTTTGCTAATGGCATTTTCAGCATCTCTGGTGCGTTTTGATAGCGTGTAAATATGGCGCAGCATCTCGTTTTCTTCTTTGGAGAATTGACCAAATACAGCTTTAGCTACAGGCGCATTTTTGCGGATGCCTTGATAAAGATTGGCAAACTGGTTGGGGCTAAAATTACCCTGTGGAGTCCTTGCCGCATTCATTAAAGCAGTTGCAATTGTTTCCTTATGCAGCTCTTTAGGGACGGTATTTATTAGCTTATTCAATCCAGCAATATCACCCTTTGCCCCTGATTTAACAGCAGCGGTCAATTTTCCAGCAATACTGCCCTCACCCTCTTTACCAAATGAGATTATAATTCTTTTTTCTAGCCCTTTCCTAGTCGCAGTTAGCCGGTTTGCGTATTTCAAATCCTGCCGTAATGCCGCGCCAGCCTCACCGCCTACAGTCTTTTCTACAGCTTCAAGCGTATCACTGGCTAATGAGCCATAAATAATGCGTAGCTTTCTCTCGCCTGCACTGCTGAATGTTCCTTTTGTCATCATATTGCCGAGTTGTTCGCCAATATCCTGTCTAAGGTCTTTCATTCCCTGATAAGTAACGCCCTTGCTGGTTACTCTTTTGTACAGCTTCACTAATGCAGGATCGGCATTTTTCATGCCGCCTGAATTGTCTATCATCTGCTTTAATTCTTTTGCAGTAGTAGGCATGGTAACTTTAGTTGCAGCAGGAACCTGCTTATCAACTTCGCTATATATTTTGCTTTCAGCGGCCTTCAAATCCTTTTGGGTTTGGCTGAGTGTATTTTTTACACGCTCTGACAATGTAGCCACATCAGTAGAGCCGTCCATAGCCTCAAAGACCTCATCTGCCTTTTTCCCAACCTGTGTAACCGTATCGCGCCATGCGCTAGACTCTTCCCCAACTATGCCGCGTGACAATCCGGCAGACTGCTGCAACAGCTTGCTATCTGAAATAAGATCAGCAGGCAAGTCTAAGCCCATTGCATCAGCCGCTGCTTTAGCTTCTGGATTAACGTCAATTGCAGCAGCCAGCTTTTCCTGAGCTTTTCTAGAGCCTTCAGAAGCCTGTCTTGCCAATGCGCCAAAATCCTCTGCTGCCATCTCAGGCTTTGCAGCAACAGGAGCATCGGGGGCTTGTATAGCGGCTATTTCTTCTGGTGTTGCACGTGGAGCAACTGGAGGCGCTTCTACAGGGGCAGGAACAACTTCATCCGCTTGCTTCAACACAGTGCCAGCGCCAACGGGCGCAGCTTCTGGCACAGCCTGTGCGCCACGGCTTCCCATTGTTTTAACGGCATTAACGCCTTGCATGATTTTAGGCGCAATTGCGCTTATAGCAGGTTTTGCAGCAGCGCCTACTAATGGAACAGCAGCAGGGATTGCACCGGCTAACGCAACATCAGCACCATCAAATGAGCCGCCTTGTGATGCTTGCTCTGCCTCTATGCCAGTTTGAGCCGCTGCACTTAATCCCCCAACAGCTGCGGCAGTAGGCAATAATCCACCGCCGCCAGCTTGCGCAACGCGTCCGGCAGGCGTAAGGGCTAATGCGGCTACGCCGCCTATCTCAGCAGTTTGAAACGCATCAGTGGCACTAAGTCCGGGTTTATTTAAGATAAAATCTTTGCCAGTATTGGTGTTTTTTATAAAAAGATTGCCTTTTTCATCAGTGCTTGATGTGACTGCTCCGCCAGTTTTTTCTTTTAGTATTTTTGCTGCTTCTTCTGGATTTGGCGTAATGGCAATATCAAAAGCAACTCTATACTTTTCTACAGTGCTTAAATCAGAACCTTCAAGCACTTCAAATACGCGGCCTGCTATCTCAGGGGCGGCATCGGATTCAGGGGTAGAGCGCTCTGCACCAGTTACCATTTCCGTTGCGCCACCAACAACACCTAGACCGGTTTCTTTTGTGCCGTAGCCTCTTGGCATCTTCACAAGTCCAGACGCTATATCAGCCTCTAGCTCACGCATTTGCTTGGTATTCATTTTTCCAGTAGCGTACGCTTCTGCTATGTTTTCTGGCAGCTCGACGGACTCTGTTGTCGTTTCTGCCGCCACTTCATCGGCGGGAGGAGTAATAGCGCCGGATGCAATATCAGCCTCATATTCTGCTTTCTGCTCTGGCGTAAACTTGCCAGCTTTATAAGCCGCATGTATTTGATCAAGTGATGGCTCTGATACTGTAGCGCCACCTGTGCCATCTTCAATCGTAGGCGCATTAGGTTCTGGTTGTGCAGTTTGTTGCATTCCAGACATAACACGACCAACGTAGGCTTTTGTTTTTCTGCCCCAATTCTTACGGTCTGTACCGCCGTGATATTCAGCCGCCGCTAAAGCAGGGTCGCCATTGTTTCTGTCCAGCGATTCTTTGAGCAATAAAGCAGCGCCCAAAGCTGAGTTTTCTGGCGATAGATACGGGTCAATGCCGTACTTCTTTTGTATCAACTTGGCCGTAGACGGAATAATCTGATAAGGAGTCTTTGCGCCAGCCTCGGATACTTGGTCGGCATTAGATCGCTCTCCATAATTAACAATAGAGTGCAAAAAACCGGCAGGAATACCAGCTTTCTTTTCAGCTTGCGCGGTAATAGCCGACCATTCGGGGTCGCTGTATTTTTTAGACAATACGGCCATTTACCAATTGCCCTGCATGTAGCTTTTGCCTTTTAGCTTATCGGGAGTAGGGGTCTTTTTGCCGCCTTTATCTTTAGCGCCCTCTCCTATCATGTTTTCCATGTACCCTTGTTCAAACTCGGCATAACTTGTGCCTTTTGGTATTTTAATGCCCTTGTAAACAAAATCACGAGGCGCATCGGCCAGTGAGCCAACGTTAGAAGTCCAGCCGACCATAGCTTTATCAAGATTCGCGTCATAGCGTTGCATTTTATCAAGACCGCGCAAAAATGATGCCAGCACCTCAGGCGGGTCTGTTGGCTTTGGATAGCCTCCCATAGCTGTTTCAATGTCGCGGTCAGACGTTGCGCCACTGGTGAACTTTTTGTAATTACTCATGGCAATAGGAGTCAATACTCTTTGCGCCTCAGCCCTGATTGCATCCTCTTCATCTTTCCAGCCTGCAATGTTACTTGCGGCCTGCTCTATCGTTTGATATGAGCCGCCGCCCTCTGTTAATTTATCGAATCGCGCAGCCAGATCAGCCGACTTGTTTGCGTTGTTGGTTTTGAATGAAGCATCAGCAGCCTTTTCATTGATAAAGGCGCGAGAGTCTTTGTCTAACTCAATCCCTAAATCTTTAGCGGCAGCATAAGCCGCTTTCTTTTCTTCAAAAGCTAATTTTTTAAGCTCAGTATCATTCTTTACAGCGCGGTCTTCTATCTGGTTACGAGTATTGGCAATGTTCGCACCTTTTTCTTGATTCTCTAACTCGTTTTTAATAGGCGCATTCTCCGCCTCTGCACCCTTGATATATGCCTCTGCTTGTTTCTGTTTCGCGCCTGCCTCTGCCTCTATTCCGCTGTAAGGCTGTTTATTAAGGCTATCGACATAATCTCCGCCTTTGATTGCATTTAAAGTAGAAGCGGCTGCAATCTTTAATATTTGCGGGTCAAGCTCGCCACTTTTAGCTTTATCTTCATAAAGCTTTGCGTTCTGATCGTCGCCGGAATTTCTATATGCCTCTGCCTTGTCACGCAATAGTTTAACTGCGTATTCTGGCTTGCCGCTATTTATTGCAGACAATACCTCCGTTGCCTCTGATACTCTTGATGCCTGCTGTTCTGCACTTAAAGATTCAAAATCTTTTTGTATGGCTGTAGACATTGCAGGATATTTTATCTGCAACAACCTGTAATCCTTGCTTGTAGCATTAGGATTTTGATAGAGATCATATATATCATTCTGAAACTGTTGCTGCATTTCAGCGTTAGCGGCCTCAGATTCCTGCGCTTTTTTGTCTTCACGCTGCATTGCGCCGACTTCATAGCCGCGCCCGTAGTTTTCAACGAGATCAGCTTGTTGTATATAGAATGGATTTTGCATCAGAAAGTACCGCCGTTATACATGCCAATTCCTTTCGCAACGCCCCCCAACATATCAGCATACCCCTGACCTTGGGCTTGTATGCCCTGACCTTGTATTTGCGCAGAGTGTTGTAACAGGCTAGATATATTATTGGTGCTATTCTGCATGTTGTTACCAGTCTGCGCTGCGGCATTTTCACCCAAAGCAGACAGTCCAGCCAATTTACCATACTGGCTTTCAATAATCTGTGACAACATTTGTGGCCTGAACTGAGCCAGAGCAGCAGAGGTATTGCCACCACGTAATCCGCCAGTAGCAGACGCATTCTGCAATAGGGCATTCTCGCCAGACTTAACCAATGATGTGAATTGTGGGCTTCCTTCTAATGCCGCAATTGCCGCGCCTTGCGCATCGTTACCATTCAACCCAAGCAAATCAAGCTGGCCGTTAAGACCTTTTGTTCCGGCTTTTCGATATGGTTTTAGCATTTCATCTAGACGCGCCGCTGTTTGCATTTGCAACAACATGGCCTGTTTATCGCCGCCAGCAGCGGCATCAGCTGCTTTTCCAGACGCATTTGCTGATGCAATTCCTCCAGCTGCTGCTAACCCAACTCCCGCCCATGCTGCTGGCATAAATTACCCCTGTTCTGCGTGAATACAGAACCAATCAGCATCTTCTATCGCTGTGATTCTGTGGTAAATGTTAGCGTCTACAATTAACGTAACCGCCTTATCGGTAGCGTCTATTGTCAGTATCTCGAACGCATCGCTATCGCCATCGTTAAACTTTTCAAGTTGAACAATGCCGCGTGATAAAATAGAAATATGCGAATAGTCATGCACGTGCTTGCCCATGCTCTGACCGGCTGATAAGTTGAACTCGTTGGCAATTACCGCATCAGAAAGGTGTAGCGATGTTTTTAGCTCAATAGAAAAAGAGCCGTTTTTGTGATCGTCTACGAATCCAGACATTGCAGCGCCTCCTTTCTGTCCATATCAAAGGTGCGAACACTGAAAGTAGCAATCAGCATATCCTCGTTAGAATTATTGATAACCCAGTGAACAGTATCATTCTCGAAGTTCCATAGATCGCCAGTCTCGGGAATCAACAGGCCGCTTCTATCCCAGCCAAACGTAACGCCTTCCTGAGTTTTCAGGATAACCATGTATTTGTTGTAATAAGTGGAATGCCATGAAAAGTCACGGTGCGGATAGACTTTCTTTCCCGCTTCTAGTCGGATAACGTAATGACCGCCCATCTGGATAGCGCCTAGAGCTAGGCAGACTTTCTCAGCCATATCAAAAGCGGCTGGTAGTTTTAGTGATTCTGGATACCACTCTGATACAGCAGGCTTATGAATGCTTTCTAGGCCATCCGGCTTGTCATAATCTCCTAAACCGTCATAACTTTGATGTCTGACCCAAATATCATTGGATTCACGGTGCGGAGACAATTGCCCGTTATAGCGAGAAACTTTGCGAAAATCGCGCATATCCCATAACTCAGGATTCTCGGCCAATTGATCAAGGTACGGCTGCGTATCGAAGCCAGTCGCCACAAGATTAAAGTCTTGCGTAGCTGTGACTCGTTCGGGAATATCATTAACCAATGCCAGCATAATCGCTCTCTATTACGAGGTTATGGCCTGCTGGCTGGCCTATGTCTCAGCGATGGTCGGATTGTAACGATAAATCTAACTTGGATCAAGTGTTATATCAGTGCGCTCGCTACCTGTCATATCAGCAAGTATTCTGTTTTTTGTATCAGCCTGATCGCGGAATGCAACAGTAGCATTACCGCCACCTAGATCAGTAATTGTTGTTTTTCCCACTGCAACAGCGGCAAGTATTCGCATAACTTCTGCTGCTGTATATCCTGATTCAATAACCTCATTCCATGAGGAAGAATTAACTTTCTCCCCCATTGATCCAGCGGTGTTATAGGATGCGGCCTGTGCTTGCCAGACCTCTTGCGCAATATCAAAAGCAGACGGTCTAGTGCCTGAATCAAACGCAACGGAAGCCTGCTCTAGCTGTTCAGCAGTGAGGGAAAGCGTACCCTCACCAAGGAACTCCACCGTCATCGTGTAAGCGTGTTGGGCATTGGGGCTGAACGTACCCTCACCAGAAAAGCCTACGGTCATATCTTCGACAGTTAAAGCGGCAACAGCAAACGAGCCATCGCCCCTGAACATGACAAACATATCCCAAGACTCTTTCAGAGTAGGAATCAGCGCCTTGGTTGCACTTTGGTAGCCTTGCGGCATAGATGTGCGCTGGCCGAATCCTGAGAAGTTTTCTATCAGTCTTTGACGGGCAGCAACGCGCGGGAACCCATTGGCGTATAATGCGCCACCAAGAAAGGTTACCCGCCCAAAGTTAGAGCCGTTATTCCTTAGCACATCAGCCCCAAACCATATCCAACGAGCCGGTTATTTGCTGGCTTACAGTCGCCGCGCCGCCTACCTGAATGAAGAAACCAAGGCACGAATCGTCATAGACGCGCTCGCCCAATATCCACTCAATCATGCCAGCAACGTTAGCCGCTGCCAGTGGTATTTCAGCAATCGGACGGTGTAATACAAACGCACCTACGCCAGTTGTCAAACCTGTTGTGATGGTGTATGACTGAACAGACTGAATGCCTGTATCACCTGCCGCTGTTGGGAAATATGGACCACCTACAGTGACAACGGTATTGGTCTGACCATACAAGCAGCCTATCGGGGCGTTAGTAGCAGGCGCATACATTGCACCAGAAGTACCAGAAGCGCCGCCTTGGTCATTGTAAGTAATGGTTAGCTGACCGTTACCGCCTGTACCCGCTGTAGTAACAACAAGTGAACACTGAACGCCTACCGCATTGGTCATGCGAGTATCACCTGTGCCTGTCCATGTCGGATGTGATGACATAGTTGAAGGTACGCCAGTCAATGCGCATGAAGGATACACATGGATAATATCAGTTAACACAAGAATGCCGGGGGAAAGCGTAGCGCCACCTGTTATAACTGAAAGCGATTGCAAATAACGCAGCAAGGTAGAAACATCAGCGCCCAATGGCAAAGCGCCCGCTGAAGACCTGTTTTTAGCAAGACCTGTGCCAGCCGTTCCTGTCAATACAACAGAGCCACCCGTACCAGCACCAGACAAGCACTCATGCCAGCGACCAGCAACAGACGTTGCACCAGTCACAACCGTTCTGTTATACGGCATACGCTGACGCTGACCAGCGGTTTTAGCAGCTACGATACTATCAACACCTGAAAAAGCCATATTATTGTTCTCCTACCGTCATAGTGCCGATGGCAAACTGTGGCACAGAGTTGATATTGACCGTAATTGATGAAGCCAGCGCAGCGGTGACAATAACTGTTCCAGCACCAGAAGCATTCTCACCAAGTGATGCGTGAGTAACAACTTGCGGCAACGTGCCTCCAGTGCATGTTCCAAACTGTAACAAGAGGTTCGTAGCTGCTACACCTGCTGCTGCTGCATTGAATCCACCGGCTCCACTGCGAGTGATAGGGATACGAGCATATCCTGTGTACACCACTTCATTGGTCAGTTGATCTCCACCAAGACCTACCGCTCCAGTGTGTAGCGAAACATATAGCGTACTTGCGCCATCCCAAGACGGGGCGACATTGCGAACGAGGTAATTGACTACATCGTTTGCGGATTGCGTTGTCTTATCTGCCATTACCTTACCCTCTTACAGTTAAATTACCATCCGCTAGGATTATATGAATTACCACCGCCACTGCCTCCATCTACTAGCTCGAAACCAGTCTGCCCGGCATTAACAGCAACAACTTTGTTCGCGTTGCCTGTATAGACAAGCGCAGATATTGAATCCAGTTTATCACTATGCGTCTGCACACTCGCCCCGCCAAGTGCTTTTTTAATCGCTGCATCAGCGTAACCGCGCTCTCTACTCACGACTGGATAAACCCGTCAATACATACGGCAGTAATACTGGCTGCTGTTCCAGCCTGAGCCTGTAACTTTCCGCCGACTGTCATAACCGGAATATCAATGTCAATGAAGGTATTTGCTGCCAGACTGGTGACAGGCAGACAACAATTACTGTCAGAAGCTGAACCTGATTGCTGAACTGCCCATGCTTGGATTGTAGCAGCAAGTGCCGTAGTGTTAGAGAACCGCACACGCATGTTACGCAACAGGCTTGTAGTCGGGCTTGTAGGCACTGTGTACAGCGTCTCTACGGCAGCGTTATTAACCTGATTTGGCGCAAATAGTTGTGAGAATGCGATAGCCATTATGTCATACCTATAAACGCTTTGATTTCGTTAATCTGGTTTTGCATTGAATTGTTTTGCTGCCCGCCAGATAAAGCAATGCTGTATATTTCCTCAGTAGTCTGGCTATTTTCAGCGGGCGTTGTTTCTGTTGCCTGTCTTACCAAAGCCTCGAACGCCCGTATCATATCGGGAGTCTTGAATACTTGCGCTATCTGATCACGCTGAAAATTAGTGTTAACTTCATTGCTAGACATACAGCGGCTCCATTCTAGCCTCTAGTCTGGCTACTGTCATGTGCGCATCACTTGTGCCGCCGAAACGCTGCATTCTGTAATTCTGCATGTGCCCCATCTGCAACCACTGAATACGGGCATTCAGATCACCACGGTTAATCGCCTTGGTGTATCGTCTGTTGCTCCACGTCACGCCGTTAACAGAGTATTGCGTCCAGATAGTAGCGTCATTAGAAGCGGGCGCTCTAGAAGGAAGCCCGACTAATTCCATTGAGTGAAATATCGCACCCATGCCTTCATTGTAAACTATGAGTGTGCCAAAATCCCATGCTACCGGATCGCCATAATGTGAGGATGTATCATCTGTCAGATAGCCGACACGATAAGACAAAGGATCACCGCAAAGCCACTTGTCATACGCATACACAAACGAGCGAGCGCGGTACTGGCCTTGTTCAGCAGCACCGGATGATAGAGTAAACCAGACAGGCATCTGCAATGCAGCACTTGAGGCAATGTCATATACTAGCGTTTTATCTGGCAAGTGCAGATAGAAGAATTGATGTCCTTTATCAGTGCGCGACTCACAATAGGACTTAGCTAAAACTGCCTCAGTATACCCAGACAGGATAATATCAATCTCACGAGTCGCAACCTTCTCAGCGCCTCCATTCTGTACCGCCCAAATAGATATAGACTCGTTACGACCTCCACCTACCAGCATAATCACGTCACCGACCACACAGGCTGCACGATTGCCAACGCACCCCTTCATAGCCTGAGCACCATCTACACGCTGGAAAGGAAAGTTAGACCCGCCAACGTTGCGAAAAACCTCTGAAGTGTAACGGTTTAGAGCATGAACCTCATTGCGCAGTTCTAATATCTTTTCGATAGGATCAGGGTCAATCTCGGAGCTTCCATACTTGAGAGGGTTAACTTCAAAAGGATTATTCAGTTCAGTAACAACCAGAAATTCGCCATCGGTTGTCATGGTGTATCCATCAATCCACAGCATATCGTAGACTTTGCCAAGGTCCGTATCAGTAACCTGCTCGACCCCTGTATCTGGTGTGTAATAGAAAAGCTTTGTACCGGAATTGATAATCAGCCGGTCAAAAGAATAGTCCATTACAACGATGTTGCTTGAGCCTACATCACCAAGAATAGTTACCACACCGTTAGCAGCAACAGAGACCAGCTTTGTCCCCATCACACGATAGCAAATACCGTTCCAGTTAATGCCGCCACGGTCAACGCCTACACCGTCAGCGAATAATTTGATGCCGTCCGCTGGCTTTAAATATCCATTATTTATGCCCGTATCCTTAGGAACGGGAACCATATTGCGCGGATAAGACGTGCGAAAATCGGCATTCTTATCGGTATATATGCCGTTAAGAATAGGGATTTTCACGGGATTATATCCCTCTGCCAGTCATCACTGATAGAGTTGTGCCAGCCGGAGAATAATAAGAAATCCGGTTATCTGATAATGATTTTGTGAAAGTAGTTGCTTGCCCACCAAATACTGGCAGGTCTGTAGCATCAGCTACCAATGCAGTACCAGCGGAATTATAAGTACATACATACACAACATTGGAGCCATTATTTACAACTCTTACTTGTGAGCTGCTTTCATTGAGAATAGCAATCTGAGCCGTATTGGTTCCGGTAAGATTCTGGTTGCTTTTAAATTGTGGGCTGAATATGTCCAACATAAATACCTCGTTATTAAACAGCTATGCCAAGATCAATAATTCTCGCGTTTGTCTGTGTTATGTCAAGCACAAGCGGATCGGATGAATCTGTACGCCCAACGCCTAAAACAACATCTGTCGCTCCAGTAACAACAGGCGCATAAGTAAATGATGTTTTTGATGTTGCTGTTACACTTCCACCAGAAGCAAGAACATCTGCAATATAATTCAGGTCTACATCAAGCGCAGAAAACTCAATAATAGCCGCCTCATCTGCCTGTACGCTACCCGTGTAAGTCAGCGCATACGCATGTGTTGCATCAAGGCCAGAAAAATAACTGTAGCCGTCCTGCTCTGATATGGTTATGCCTGATCCGGTAAATACTTCATACAATGACTCACCAACAACAGCCACCGGATCGCCATCAGTCGTTGAAGTAGGGGTTCCGCCAAGGACGCACGATGCTGAATTAGCTTGCGATGTATTACCGCCTGAAACACAGTACCAAAACTTAGAAACCAAGTTGTATTTAAATACAGCAGAACTTCCAGCAGCCAAAGCAGCGGGCGCTCCAAATACCGTCATGCTGGTAGCAACATACGTCAGCAGTACATCATTTGTTGTGCTGATTATCAGCTCTTGCTGATCTGCTACAGTTGAAACATCAGGGAAAGTAATCGTACCGGAAAATCCGGCAGCGGTAGGTGTAACAATAAGCCATGTGCTTTGACCAATACCGCCAACTACAACAGTAAATGCTGTAGCAGTAGGCTGGCTGTACTGTGTGATAAATCCGCCGCCACCAGACACGCCCATCAATTGAGTCATCAACGTAGCAATAGCAGTAAAAGAGGTTTTGGCAGCATCCCCGTTATTAGTAGAGAAAAATGCTACTAGGTCGCCAGCAGTAGGTGTGCGTGTAGGTAACTGGTTAATCTGTGGCATTAGGGTAAAACCTCTACGTTAGAGTCTGCATTTCCGGCATATTCAATTGCGCCATCCAAACCGGCAAGAATAGGCTGATTCGTCTGCACATTGAACGGATAATAAACGCGCTTCTGCCCAGCGCCGGCAGGCATAGTACCTAGTGACATTTGAGGCGTATTAGCCAATTTGGTCAGCATCGCACTATAAGCCTGCTTTGCGTTAATCATTGATGTAGGTGGCAATTGCTTGCCAAACATCGGCGCTATCTTGATAGCTAAATTGGTGTAGATTGCCTCGTTAGCACAATCTGGTACGTTTGTTTGTTCATCTAAATCTGAATACTGAGGGCTAGACGGTATCGGATAACCTAAACGAATGCCTAAACCGTTCCAGCTTTCGCACATCGCATCAAGGCGATAGATAGCAGACTGCAATTGCTCAGGCAGCAAGTCAAAAACGTACTGAGCAAGCCCTATCTCTTCAAAGGCTCGCTGTACGAATTGGCGCTTAGTCCAGCCCATTACTCTGCCAGCTTCGCTTCAATCAATGCAGCGAGTTTTTTGTCACCAAGATTCTTGCTGAACTTGATGCCTAATTCTGTGGCTTTTGCTACCAATTCCTCACGAGTAGGAGGCGATACTTCATCAACCTTCTCCTCTTTCACTTCTTCAACTTTGGCGGCTACAACGACAGGCTTAACTTCGCCTGATACAGCCTCCAATTCAACCATAGACGCTACCCATCCATCAGCTAATGCAGCTTCTAATGCTTCTTCATCATCAATGCCGCGATAGGAAAAAGTACCGCCCTTCATTTGATGAGCGCCACCTTTCTTGAATACAAGCGTAGGAAATGACATAAATTACCTCAGAAAAATAGAGGGGCTTTTACGCCCCTCAACACATCAAGCAATGCGATAAGAAACAAACACACCAGCAGCAGTCTTGCGAGTGCGCCACTGTGAGCTATTGCCAGTAATGCCGCCAGTTGTAACGTGTGCTGACTGCACAATCGGGTTGCCCACGATGGTATGCGAATCAGAAGCTGTTACAGTGATGGTATCCAGCGCAGCAGCAGACAGGTTAATCAAAACCCAATCCACTGCACGACCAACAGCCAGCTCAGTAGCAGCATCCAGCAAAGCGCCAGTAGGCAGCGTATAAGCAGCAGTTGCACCAGCAGTATGCGTGCCAGTGATAATGCGACTTAACAAGCCAGCAGACGTGATAGAAGCCGCTACAGTCATCGCAGTAGGAGCGCCTTGTGCATTCGACACAGTTGCGTTAGCTGCAACAACAGGAGCTGTACCTACAGAAGTAGTTACTGGAGCTTCTCCAGTGTTATCAATACGAATTACCGCGCCAGCAGTGTAAGGGCCATATACCGTTTGGCCGTTGCTAACAGAAGCCAACTGGCTAAATGTTGAAGGCGCATTGGGATAACCAACCTGCAAAAATACATCCGCAGAACCAGTTGTATATACCGCAATACTGCCAGCGGCAGGTACTGTGATAGTTGTAGTGCCATAAGCGTAAATAACTGCCATGATTTTATCCTCGAACTAGAAAAAGAAAGGGGAGACTCGCTCCCCATGCTATTAGGTCTGACTGAACAACATGATGCCGGACATTTCAGGCTGCAAGTTAACAACCCCAAAGAAAATATCCCAACGGAAGAAAGTCTCCATTGTTTTAATGTCGTATTGTTTCTGCATGACAACCTCAATACCGCTATCAGTGGTTGCTCGCATAATGGCAGCACCCGCATCAGAAGGAACAGCATAACGAGCTGGCAACAACTCAATAGAGTCTTTCTGCCAGAAAGGGTTAACCGATGCAGTGACAGTGTTGAGCCATACAATCGGAGCGGTAGCAGAAGGCGTAACGATAACGTTCTGATACTGCGCTTCTGCGCTTGAGCCACCCTGATTAGAGATAATTGGAGGGCTGATAACCAGCGTAGTAGCGGACGGCACAGAGATAACGCGATACGACTTGAGCTGACCAGTGCCTGTTTTGGCAATGTGGTGACACGCCTCTGCACCGCCAATAGTAAACGCATCGCCCGCTGCTACAGAAGTAGTAGAGCTTACAGTGATGGTCTGATAACGGTTATCAACGTTAGATGTTTCACCAGTGCCAGCCGCTACAGAAGTAGCTTTAGGGACATAGTAGTTGCCAGCGCCAACCAAGGTAGAAACAGTGATAGAGCCACCGCCAGCAGCAGCCGTTAAACGGTTGCCATAGTCCAGCTTGTAGGTATCAAAACCAGCTACCACACCTACGCGGTTTTTCTCGTAAGCAGCTGTCGGCTTCTCGTTCATGGTTTGACGTGCAGCCAAGTTGCTAGCCATGCCGTTATAATCGCGGCTAGTCAAAGCCATTACGCGGTCATACTGAGGAATGCCTTGCTCGTTCATCACGCTATCAGCTACAGCAACATCATCATAGCCAGATGCAGCAGAAGTACGCTTAACTACCAGAGTACCTTGATTACACGCAACGCTAAGAACAGCCTTGTTAACATCAGAAGCCAGTTTTTGACGGGCTGCTTTACCAAGGTTACCTTGCTGCAACGCATCACGCAGCTCTAAAGCTGTCATCAGAATTGGAGAGGATTTTTGATAGCCCAAAGTAGCAGGAACGGAAAGCTGAGTAGAGCTTTTGAAGTTCGCTGTCTGGTCAGTACCATCAAAGGTCTGTGCAATATACGGTTGTGGTCGCCAAATAACGTTATTGGTGCGCTCCATAGTCGTATCATTTGTGCTGTACTTGTTGACATTCTTTGACATGACTTCGCTGTCATTAAAGCCTTCAAGCATGTCTTCAAACGCTACAATTTCTTCTTTGGAAAAGGCATTAGCCATAGTAAAAACCCCTATAAAATGAGAAAAATAAGCCGTTATTGGCTTGGTTAACTCATCCTATTGGGGCTGGATGGATGCCACTGAATTTGTTGCTATCTGCTATTTCGAGCTAGCGATACTCGTATAAACCACTATATACACTATCTACTTTTTTCACGCAACTGTTTTTTGTAGGCAATAACTTTGGACATATCGCCAGACTTCACGCCCTCTTCCCGCAAGCGGTCAAGCGTCTTGTCATTGATGCCGCCAATAGCAGTGTTGCCTGTTACAGTTTTCTCTGGTGCGGTAGCAGGTTTTCTTGTTACGGTCATCTTGGACTCCAGCCGGATAAGGGCAGCAGTGAATTGAATCGGATCAGTAATGGCTTTCAGCTCTTTCAGCTTCTCTGGATTCTTACCCAATGCGTACATGACGTGCGGGGCAGATTCAATCGTAGAAACAATAATCCCCTGCTGAATCGAAGAGAGAGATTGCATTGCAGTAGCTTCTGCTTCTTCAAAGTCTTCAATCTTAGCTAACTTAGTACGGCCTTCTTGATAGCCCTGTAACTTTTCATTCCACGATTTTTCTTGTAGCTCTGCTTGTTCGCGCTTTTTGGCTTCTTCTGCATCGACAACACGCTTATTGTCGTACCACTTTTCCATTGCAGCAGCGAAAGCGTCTTCATCGTAATCAATACCATCATCACTCATAGACGGCTTCTTACCTAGTGCCGCTTTCTGATCTGGTATTTTCAAAGCGTCAAGCTGTGCTTGCTGCTCTCGTATAGTTTTTTCCTGCTCTTTTGTGCGCTTGCGTAATTCCTTAACCCACTCAGGGGCTGGCGCTTTTTCATCATCAGCTTTCGGCGTTACAACTTCTTCACCAAGCGAGATAACAATTTCGTCACTCTCATCTTCTGGCGGAATCTCTGCTGCTGCTAATTCAGCTGCCGCTAACTCTTCTGGCGTTTGCTCAATCTCGAAATCTTCTTCATTGCCCTGTATCTCTATCTCTGTTTGCATCTTCTTTACCTTCTGGTTGCTCAGTCAATTGGGGCTGACCGGATTGCCCACCCGACATAGCAATCTCTGCCCTGTCAAGATTGTCTAGTTGTTTGCCAAAACCATCCTGTTTATCAAGGTCGGTTTCAGCAATGATCTTTTGGGTCTCAGCAGCAGTCTTCTCGACTTGAGTGAGAGTAAGCTGCGTTTTGGCTTGCGCGCCTTGAGCATCGGCATTGGCCTTGTTGGCAGACGCTTGAAGGAACTGCGTATTCGCATCAGGTGGTTGCTGTGCTTCTTGAGCTTGCTGATCTGCCAATATCTGCTTCTCTTCCTCGGTAGGAGTAACAACGCCCATGCGGAGCATTTTTTGCCTGAACCATTTACGCACATCCTCAATGCCTTCTCCCTCCATGTTCATCATTGCCATAGAGCCTAGAACCTGCAACATTTCAGGGTCTTGTGTGATGGTCATCATTTGCGTTAAGGCGCGTACTGTAGAGTTACGGCGTGAGCTACTAGATGGCCCGACTTCTACATAAACCTCAAGGCTGCTATTGCCTAAATCGTTCTCGTAAGTAGTCACACCAGTAACAGCATCAAGCATAGGGCGCATCAATTCAATCTGCCCAACCTCTCCCTGTTCTGTCATGGTTTTCATCTTTCTGCCAGCTTCTACAGCGATGTCTTTCATCATACCAAGCCAGATTTCACCAGAGCGCTTAACCGATTTGGCGAAGTTTGACATTAGAATGAAGTTGCCCATGTCTATCTTGTTCTGCACCATTTCAACAGCAACACCAGCCTGATTAGCTGGCATGTTGTCCATTGATTGATCTGAGCCTAACAAGTCCTTCATGTCCGTATCGGTGACCTGAATCAACGCCGCCATTGCAGGCGGGATATTTGGGACTTTGGTATAAGCAGGCGGCCCCAACATAACCGGCGTACCGGCTGCATCAGTAACAGGGCGAGCAAGCAAATAAGGATTGTCGGCAATGTTATCTTCTGCCCACATAACCTCAAACCCTGTTATCTGTTCAGGGTCAAAGATAGGTTTTTCGACTGTGGACTTGGCAGATATCTCGGCTAACTTGCTGAGCTGCATATTCTTAATGCGCTGCGAGTCTTTTGCTATGCGCACAATGCCTTGGCAGCGTTCAACATTGTCGATAATCTGACGGTCAGCAAAGAAAGGCACGATGGGGATATTATTGCCGGCAATGTATCCTTGGTCTTCAAGAATCTTTCCGCCTGACAAGCAGGTAATTGTTACCGCTAAAGCCAAGCCAGTTAAGAAGCCTGCGCCTGTAGCTAAAGCCGCTGCCGGTGAAGGTATCCGTGAAGCGATTACCGCTACCAAGCGCCGTGAGAAAGAAGCAGGGC